CATACCCGAGTCCGGCTTCAGCACCGCCTAGGCCGGCAGAGGCTACGCCACCAGAGCCAAATCCGCCACCGCCCCCCGCAAGAGCCTCAGCCGGAACAAGCCCCCCGCCACTTGCGCCTGACCCAAGGGCCGTACTCTGCGCACCAGCCCCCAAAGCACCGCCAGCCGCCAAGGCCCCACCAGCCGCAGCACTGATAAGGCCAAGGGTAACGGCCTTGCCAATTCTGAAAGTCTTGTCAAAACTTTCATTGCGGGCCTGAAAATCATTCTGCGCCTGTGCCCGCTGTTCGGGGGAAAGTCCTGCCAACCATTTTACAGAAAGTTCTGTAAACAGCTTGTCATAAGCCATCTGCGCTTGTTCAACCTGTGGAGGCATGGTGTCGCCAATTTGCGCACCGTTGTTCTGCCATGTCTGCATCGGAGACATGCCCAGGCCATTGGCCCTAGCAAAATTGTTCCGCGCTTCAATCCACTTATCACCGACCATCGCAAATGACCCCTAAAATAAAACCGGGGTTACACACAGGAAGCCTTGGGGGTTTATTTGACCCTTCAGCACTTCCAGGGTGTAACCCCAGACAAGACGGACTATAGGCTACAGGGACCAAAAAGTCCCAAAACCCTTGGCAAGATTAGTAGCCCATACCCTTGGAATACACGGTTTTAGTTTCCGCGCCAAGGTAGCGCACGGCAGAGGTTTTGCCTGTGACTTGCACATACGCAGCTTTCCAAGATGCACTATTATCCACAGGTGCCCGCCAGTCTTGGAGAACGGTGTTAACCGAGGACCAATAGCTAGTGCCGAAAATAGCCGTACCCCAAAAGGAGAGGGAAGTAGAAGCAGAGGGATAAATCACAGCACCAGTGGTGTCGGACTGAAAATCGTTTGCAAGGGCAAGAATGTAATTAAACGAGGCAATGGGCTGGAAGTAAGGGAGCATTGCCGTTATACGCTTATTGCGGGCCGATCCCATTTGCTGATAAGCGGTTAGGCAGGTTGCGGTGATATTGGCCCCAACATCAGCCGCACCGGTTACGAGTTGAACCCCATTGTCAGTGCCAAAATAGAGGTTACCATCGAGCAGGCCAAAGCAGTTTGCTTCCCAACCGGAAAATGAAGACCAAGCCGCACCTCCACGGGCAGAGCCAGCATACATGCAAAACTGCACATGCAGGGGAAGGGACGGAATGTTTAGGATTATCACGGGGATATTTGGTTGGAAAACCAATTGCCACCCATCGGTGCTACCGTAGAGAGCGGCTAAAGCGGAAATCATGGGGTGAATCCGCTCTGAAATGCTTTGGGTAAAATCGATGGCCAATGCCTGCACAGCCTTGGACATGGGGAAAATGCCTACTTCGGAAATGAAAAGGAGATCGCCACCGTACTTTAGGAGACACTGGTTCCCACCAATGGGTTTGCCGATGTAGTAAACTCCGCGCTTGGTCCATGTAGCGGCGGTTGAGGGATCGGACCCAGAAAAGACTGCAACTTCCCCCATACTCGTTACGGCTACGAGTTGATCGTCGGAGCCAGTGCCGCCGTCAAGGGTCCATGTTCCCAAGGCTACGAGGTAACCGCCTCGGCGGAATATTGCCCCAAGATCATAGGCCGTTGCGGCGCCACTGACACTGTTAATGGCGAGATACTCTATCGTTAGGGTATTCTTCCGGATGAAGAAGAGCCTTTGGTTATAAGTTTCAACATAACTAAAATCTGAGGAGTTCGACCCGCCAAAGGCAGGAATTGAACTCCACGTAGTACCGTCATATTGGGCCAAATTGTTCGTGCCGTTGACGATGTTGAGGTAGTTATTCGCACCCGTAGCGATAATTGTGGCCGAGGTAGCCCCGTTTGTAAGAGCGATGGAAGCAGCCGGTAAAGCGCCAGCGGTTGTAACATTGTAGACCCCCGTGTCAGAAGTTGCGAAAAGCTCTTCTCCGGCCGAATCGGCGTAGTTCCATAGGCGTTTAATGGGCGACAGTGCCCCAGTTACATGGTTTTCGTTCCCAGGTCGAGTTTGAATGGCGTCGGGATATGCGATCCAGTTGTCAAGGACGAGAGCGTCTTTTGGGTTCATGGACATGATATTGTCCACGGCATTCAGCCCACGGGTAGGGGCCTCAAAATGGCGATCGACGTTAGTGCGCATTATACAGGCCAAGAACCTGCTGGCACGACGATGCCCGGAATCGCACGGTTGATATCGTCATCAAGGCGGACTCTTGTGGCTGTGTCTTTGACGAGATTGTTTGCAACTGCGTCAAGGTACAGTTGTTGGGAAGCCTCCCAATCTTCGCCCTTGGCCTCTTTCCAGTTCCAGGTCAAGCCCCGCAGAGCGACAATGTTGGGGAAGATAAAGGTATCGTCATCGGCGGTGATGAATTCTTTGTAAACACCGCCAACGCCGATGACGACGAAGTTGGAATACATGGCAGCGGATAGGGTATGCCCTGCCGGCATGTTAGGGGAAAGGAGAAGATGGTCCCGCTTGATGGTGTATTGGTAAATTGGACCAGGATTCACCACAGCCTTGTAGTATTGCCACACGGAATCTGACACAGGACCGTAGATGGGCCGCTGTTCCGTCACATCCCAGAGAGTGTTAGGGATCATGGACCGGTAATCCCCGTCCGCTCCGAGAATATCGACAAGCGCCCCCTGATCCTCTCCAGCGATGGAGACCCATGTTACCCGGCGGTCGGATTGCTGCCAAGTATACTGGCCCAGGTCCATCACAACTTTGTTGAGAAGGGCACGCATTTGCACGGAATGCCCTTCGTTTGTCCCAATAACCGCAGCAGGGACGGGCAACCCCGTTTGCTGGCAAAACTGCGTAACCAGTTCCAGGACATTAAGCTGTGCCATTATGCAGCCTTTTTAGCGTTTTGCTGAGCGAGAAGTTCGTCGATGAATTTCTGCTGTGCGTCCACCTTGACCTGCAAAGCGGCAAGAGTTTCGGCGGTTTTTCCAATGTCCTTTGCAGACATTAGCCATGCAACGGCTTTTTGCTTATAGGCAATAGCACCCATGCCAAGATTTTGGATGGAACCGTCCGGATAATCGGCGAGGTCTTCTACAGTCTGGACACCAGCGCGGATAAGCATTTCCTGTGCCGCAGGGCCAAGGGCAGGCCAGCCTTTGATAGGGGTACCTTTCACATCGCCAGTGGTTCCAGCCTTCCAACGCTCGTATTCTGACTTGTAGTGTTCGGCCCAAGCTGCGGGAATTCTGCCGGACTTTGCCCCATCGAAACTATCCTTGATAAAGTCATTTGCCTCTTTTACAAGGGTGTCCTTTTGCCCGGGGCGTGTAACGTGGGCATAGTGAATGTCCCTTGAGACATAGTGCCCCGTTTCCAGCGAAGCGGCACGATCCTCGACTTGCTCCACCTTCCATGTGATGTATGGGGGACGCATTTCCATTTGGGGATTCATCATGTTTTCTTCCTTTGGGGGTAGGTTTGAGGCAAAGGTTTGATACAAAAAAGGGGAAAGGTCTGGGGCCTTCCCCTAGTGGGGGAAGGTTTTGGTCCCAGCCTTCCCTTTACTTTAGGTCACTGAGCCTTGCATATGCGCACGATCGAATTGGCAAATGCCGAATCCGGTCATGGTGAACGTACCCGTAGCGGACGATGACGCGATTGCCGCATTGCTGACGGTGATAAACTGGCCCGAAGGGTCAATCGATGAAATCGTTGTTCCAGCGGGAATCGGCGTGTTCGACGGAGTCGTGACAGCCTGACCCGGGAACATGCCCACGGCGGTATTCACACGAACAGTTTTCGACCCTGTACGGGTTTGAACGGTACGAGTGAAAGTCGTCGCCACCGGAATCATGGTGGTGGCATTCACAATCTGCTTCTGGCCGGTCGGATTGGTGGGCGTAGCACTGCCAGCAGTGGTAGAGATATAAACCGCACCTGCCGTTGCCGCAACAGCAAATTTCACTGGGCAGATTCCTGAGCGGAGAACCCAGCCACCTTGCGGGGTGGTAGAGCCGATCGAGAAACTGGTCAAAGTCACGTAAACCGGAACACCCGTCGCACCCGTGTTAGGGGCAAGAGTAATAACGAAACCGGCAGAAACGGTGACAATGGAACCCAAAGGAATGGCTGCGCCGGTATTCCGAACGTACACCAATTCCGAAAAGCCCCAGTTCGCAACACCAGCTACGTCGAACAGAGTTTCTGACGGTGAAGCTTCGATTTGCGAACCCAGAGCAATGGAATTGGTATTGCCATTGACGTCAGTAGCAGTTGGAAGATCAATAGAATCCCCAAATGCCATGAGTTGGCCCGACAGTGGGCCAGACGTTGCAACAAGTCGCATTGTTTTCTCCTTAAGACTTGATAACTGCTTGCAGGGAACGGTTTTTCACCGTCATATTCCCCATCCACAGGATTGGCACGACAACTCCGTCTTGGTTGTACGGGCGGGCTTCTTCCATAACGGTAAGCTGCGCGTCCTCGTGTACACACAATTCGAGGTAGTTGGTATTGAGCATGTAAATGTGCGAGGTCGGCATACCGGAAACACCGTCGAAGATCATGGGGATGCCATGATATTGAAGTGTCTGGAACCCGCCATCGGCCATTTTTTCGTCAATGTACCGCTTGATGGAAACTTGTCCATTCTCGTAGAACATGTACCAGTCATCCGAAGCGATCAGCAAATCCGGCTTGTCGTTTCCACGAGTGGTAGCGATAAGGGCCGGTAGAAGCAACGACTCCATGACACCGGCAACGGCCGATGGTGTAATTGCAGCGCCACCTTGCAGCGGAGCAGCAGCCGACTGGACAATGTTTTGCCAGAAAGTCCAAACGGCGGAATCGATCCCACCAACAGTTCCCGTACCCGCGTCTGAAACCAAGGCTTGAAGCCCACCAATTTGATTCGGCAGCGATCCGTCGGAATACATGTCCGACGAAAAGTTGTTGGCGAAAGTGTGAATCGCATTTTTGATCCGGCCCTTAGCGAGGTTAGCAATGCGCTGCGGTCCTTTGTTCACACGAAGGTCATAGCCAGAGCTAACAACGTTCAGGGCGATTTGGCGCCACGGAAATTCGGCAGCGGTGAACACGTCCGACTGGTTGACGTTTAGAACGTCGAAGCCGGAATAGCGCTGATACGTACCATTCGCCGCGTATTCGAGGTTAGCCACAATGGAGTAACCGCCGGATTCGGTCCGGGGCTTGCCCTTCATAGCCATTTTACGATATAGGGCATTGTGCTTCGACAGATTGTCGAAGATTTGCCCCGGATGATTACGGAAGGTCGTGGTGACGATTTCCGTGAAGATTGCGTTTGGAGATGCCATTTAAGTCCTAATGTGTGTTGGTGTACTTTGCAATTACGGAATCGATAGTATCATCGATAGACATAGGTTTCCCAGGCCGTATTGCGGCAGTACTAGAGCCATTGATGTTTCGTACCTTTGGCTTGGAAAGTGCATTCAAGCGTGCAGTTTCTTGCTGTTCTGCAAGGAGTTTTTGGCGCACGCTCGGATTATTCCAAACAGCCATTTCATATGCAGATTTAACGTCTGTGCATACTCCAGACGAAATGAGGCGGTGAATGTCGTTCGCCACCTCAAGGAAATGTGGGTTTTTGGGGTCGGAAGAAAAGGCGTCGATCTCTGCCCGGGCCTTGGCCACGTCGGCCGTGAAGCGATTTTGGGCTTCGATGCGAGATTGTTGGGCACGGTGGGCTTCAGCCCGTTCAAGGGCTTCAAGCCGCTGCATTTGCTGAGCGGTGGCCTGATCCAGGGATTGTGGAGCTTGATTAATGCCATAAGCCTTGAAAATCTCGTTGGCAAAAACCTGCTTCTCAGCGTCGGGAAGGGTGAGAAGTTTGATATGGCTTTGCATCAGGTTCTGCAAAAGGCCAATGGGCTGCACGTCGGGATGGGCGGAGAAGATTTCAGCGAATGGCCGGGTAACCGCATCCCAGGATTTGTACCCTTGGCTATACTGCTGAATCCCCTGCATCGCCTGAGACTCGCGGGTTTTGACATAATCCCGAACGGATTGGGGCAGCGCTTTCCAGTCCGCTTCCATCTCCTTTTTCCAAGTCCCGGGCATGGAACTGACTGCGGAACCGACTGCGGAGCCAGCTTCGCCAGGTTTTGCCTCGCCCTGGCTCGCTTCGCTCGTACCCTTTTGAATTGGGGGCGACGCTTCACTGGCCGATTGAGTTTGTTCCCCAACATTCTCATTCGATCCCAGGTCTGGAGGACTATCCACGTCACCCCCAAACAGTTCTGAACCAATCTCCGAAGAAATTGCTTCAATATCCATGTTGTCAAGTTCGGTGCTCATAGTCACTCCAGTTTTCCTGATACGTTCATTTCTGTCACGATACGATCCACCGCATCGCTTAGGGGTTGAAATGCCTTTTCTTGCTCGTAGACCTTGCGCCGGGCAATGTCCT